TCCGTGCGCGGTTTGGCTCCGGCGGAGCTTGCCTTGGCGGCGCAGCTGCACAAGCAAGCGGCCGAGTCGAGTGCGAGGCACAAGGCCGCACCCCCGCCTGCGCCGAAGGCGGAGGAAGCCGCGGCCGAACCGCAGGCAGAAGAGCGGGCTGCGCCGTCGTCGGGTAGCGCATCAATCCTCCCCCCGCGCGTTTATGACCCAGATGGCGAGAGCGAACGCCTTGCGCGCCACATTGAGGCGATGGAGCTTGAGCAGCGCTGGAGCCAGCTGAGCGGGTATGAGGCCGCCTTGCAAGAGCGCTACGCGGCGCTCGCCTCCTACGAGCGGGAGGTCATGGGCTGGAAGCCTGAATCGGGCGCGGCCGCGGCTGCGGTTGAGGCGGAGGACGCCACCGGCGGCGACGGTGGCCAGTCGATTGATGATGATGAGCCGTCGCAAGAGAGCGAGGTCGAGCTGGAAGACGACCGCAGCCAGTCTGGCAGCGAGGTTGAGCTGGACGAGCAGCCTGAGTGCGAGCGCACCGCTCCGCCTCAGGAGGGCACTCCATCAGTGGTTGTGCCAAAGCTCAACTTCCTGTCGCCGCCGCTCAGCTCAGTGCCAGCGTCGGCCTCAGACAAGGCCGGCGCCAGGTTGGGCCGCTACGCCAACTGGCTGGGCTCGAACAACAAGCTCGTGGCGCATGGCAGCATCAGCCCCGCAGTGCCGGAGCCGTGGCGGAGCAAGCTGAACTCCAAGCCCGCCGGGCCCCACGGCAGGAAGTCGATGCGCCGCACGGTCGACGGATGGGCGCAAGTAGGCCTTCCCCTTGGACAAGGGACGGTGATATTCAGGGTCCACGCAAGGCTTGTATGCCTGTTGAGCGAAAATGTTCGCTTCAACGATTCATCCGGCTTCTCAGCGGATGACAAATTGCTTGGGTGGCTGGACGTCATCTTTGAGCGCATGACAGACGGCGAGGTTCGCGGCCTCTTAATCGCGCTAGGAGTGGCCACCAAGGGCGTCATTGACGCGCACTTTGGCGCCGGCCAGCAGTAATGACCCCCGGTCTGTCTACGCCGATCGCATGTGTGCGGTCGGCGCTTAGGCTCGGGCCAGCGAACTTGGACCCGGGCAGTGTGGGTAGTGTTAGCTCGGAGCCGCAGCGCCAAGCGCTGCAGAAGTCGATAGTTGAGAGGGTCGGCTTGATGAGTGGTCAGCGCGACTGGCGCAAGGAGTTTGACGCTGCTACGAGGCAGTGGCCGGTGTTGCAGGTTAGAGACCCCGGCCGCGTGCTGGACGTTTGGCTTGGCTCATTGCCGGAGTTCGTGAACCCGGTGAGGTTGGGCCACTTGTTCAGCGAGGTGCGGTTCAGGAACAGGGAGACGACAGTGGCCCACGCCAAAGTTCAGGTGCTGCTCGCAGACGTGGAGAAAACGTTCACCTACGAGGAAAAATCGGCGCTGGCGCAGCACGGCGGTTACTTGGAGGGCCTGTTCGTCGACCAGGCGGTCATGTGGCTGGTTTGGGTCCGCAACGCAGTGAGAGCGGTCGGCAGCAGAGCGCTCCGTGTGCTGCAGTTCTGCAATGCTTTCGACTATCTAAAGTCAGTGAGCAATGACTTCAAGCTGCTTGGCGTTTCGGGCAATTTCGTCGGGCCATTCGTTGAAATGAACTGCTTGCTAGGAAAGGACTTGGGCGAGGTCGACTGGTACGAAGAGTTGTCGCCCCGCATCAGCGTGAAGAAGTACGCCAGCAAGATGGGGTGCAAGCTGAATGAAAAGGAGTTCGAGCTTTCCCTCGACAAGCTGCTCGCAAACGAGCTGCCCGGCGAGTTGACTTGGCCGCCAGCAGATGAGTTCTTTGCTTCCAGGTGGGCACACGTCAAGTCAGGTTCCCACAATGCGGCTGTGGATCACCTTGTCGGCGTGGACACACGTTCAGCGGAGAAGCGTACGAGGCGCGTGTTCGCGGAGGCGGTCAGCGTTCCTTACTTGGGCTTGACGCCGGCTCTCAAGGTGGCGAGCGCGTCCAAGAAGAAGAGTGAAGTGGGCAAGCTCAGCAGGGCGCTGCAGAACGTCGACACCATAGCCCAGGCCGTGCAAGACTACTTGATGAAGCCGGTCGAGAAGGCGTGGCGCAACGCAAGCTGTCTGCTCCAGCCCACAGAAGGGGACCAGCTAACCTCGTACTGGGCCTGGGCCAGGAAGATGAAGAAATACAAGGTGATGCTGGACTTCGAGGACTTCAACTCCCAGCACCACTTGTGGATGATTAAGCTGATATTGCAGAAGCTTACGAGGGGGGCGGACTGTGCGTTGGTGGACTGGTTGATGAAGTCGGTGGACTCGTCTTTCGTGCGCATACCGGCAGGCGCTGACGCTGATGTCTTGGTCGCAGAGATGAGCCGGGAGAGCCGGGCGAAATGTGCCGAGGCCGAAAGAGTGCTGAAGCTGCCGCCGAAGTCGCTTGTTTTGGTGGTTGGCGGCCTTCTGACAGGCGACAGGATAACAACCATCATCAACACCCTGTGCAATTGGGTGTACTGCGACGTGCTATTCGACATGACTGACCTTGTCAACTGGCACGTGGGTGACGACGTCCTGATAACGACTGATGACGTGTGGCGCTTCGCGGAAATAGTGTGCATGTCTTTGTCGGATAAGGTCAGAATCTCGCTGAGCAAGTGCAGTTACGGCGAACACGTGGCCGAGTTCCTGCGCGTTTCGTTTAACAGCAGGCAGGGCAGGGGGTACGCGTCGCGCACAATCGGGAACGCGGTGTCGGGAAACTGGGGCAACGACAAGCCTCTGGCAAAATCTGAGTTCTTAAGCACGATGGTTGAGGCCTCATGGACCTTGAACAACAGGTCACATTCGCTCACAGCCGCGGATGCGTTTGGCCATGCGATAGCAAGATCGTTGGAGCTCCCGGAACAGCTGGGGCTCAGCATAAGCAGGGGGGAGATATCAGTTGACATGTCGCCGGTGAGGGCGTCTTTCAACGTGGGCTCCGTACCGCTGCTCACGACGGTAACGCAGGAGAAGGACAAGGGAGCGAAGCTGGGGGACAGGCCAAGCTTCGCTACAGACGAGTACCTTAGGCGTTTCGTCGATTGGGACCTGATCAGAGAGGCCCAAGTGCCTCCGGCAAAATTGAGGCATGCCATGCTAGCATGCTCATACCCGGACATGGAAGGCACCAGGCGCATATCGCGCATAAGTTCGACGCGCATGCCTCTGACAACCGTGGAGGTGTTGGCGCCGTACAGCGTGGTAGTGCCGGACAGCACGGTAGAGCGGGTGGCGATGTTGCAGAAGGTGGCAGCGCTGTCGGAGCTCGACAACGCGTCACTACTGGCGCTGTTCTCAAAATTTGCTAGGCCGGGAGAGTCAGTGCTGCCGCCGCCGAAGGCAATATTGGTCACGGACGGCATGCCTTTCTCAAGTGCAAGGGCGTGGTCGAGGGGCAGGCTGAACGCTGTAAATATGATATGTGAATTTGAAATGTACAGTTGAACTATGTTTGTTTTTACTGGTTTTTGTTTTGTCTTTGTTGTTTTTGTTTTTCGTTCTTGCGGCTGCGCAAGCTAAAGTGCTTGCCGCCTGCGAGGCCCCTGTTGGCGCCGAGCGAGCGGGTGGTGCTGCTGCGCAGCGCCGCTGTGTACATAAAATGTGAAATATATAAAATACATAAAAATAAAAATATAAAAATATACAAAACACAAAATATAAAAATATAAATCTTGAAAGTCTAGTTGACAGCGAAGCACGCTTAGTGCAAACAATTGGTTAAGC